TGCCAAGACACCTCTCCTAATCTCTGTAGTAAGTGAGTCCCTCCCCCACCTCAAGAGGGGGGCTATAAGGGATTTCTTCAGGATTTTAGACGAGTCCCCTGACAACAACCCCCGATACAACAAGACCGAGCACACCTACACATTCGGTAAGGGGATAATTGAGTTCTTTGGCGCAGACGAGGCTGATAAGGTGCGTGGCCCCCGGCGCGATATACTCTTCCTCAATGAGGCCAATAACATCCCCTGGGAGACCGCCCGGGGTCTTGATATAAGGACTGCCAAATTCACCCTAGCTGACTGGAACCCTGTATCTGAATTTTGGGCACATCAGAATTGGATAGGGCAGCCCAATAATGCTTATGTCCATTCCACCTATCTTGATGCCAGAGATGTTTTACCAGCTCAGGTGGTAGCTGATATTGAATCCTACCGTGACAAGGACCCCAACTGGTGGAACATCTACGGGTTGGGGCTGATAGGTAAAATGGAGGGGTTAGTTTATCCCTTCTTCCAGCAGGTAGATAATCTCCCAACCCAAGGGGAATTGGTTTATGGTTTAGACTTTGGCTTCTCTGGTGACCCCTCTGTCTTAGTGAGAGTAAAGGTATTCCCCGAAGAAATATACTGCGAGGAGCTGTTTTATGAGCGGGGGCTGACCAATCAGGACATCGCCCTTAAGATGGCGGAACTCGGGGTAGCCAAACACTCTGATGAGATATGGGCAGATTCGGCAGAACCTAAGTCTATTCAGGAAATCTACGAATACGGTTTTAATATCAAGGGTGCACCCAAAGGACCGGGTAGCGTTGAATATGGCCACCAGAAGGTCAGACAATATAAACAGTTCTGGACTAAGAATAGTATCTGGTGTATCAAGGAGCAAAGGAATTTCAGGTATATTGTTGACAAGGATGGGAAACTCACAGAAAAGACTACCCATATTTATTCCCATGGAATGGATGCCAGAAGATATGCGGTGATGGGCTTCTCAGAGGAGCCCGAACCCGAAGAAACCGTTGTTATTTATGACGCAATGGAGCAAGTCAGGGATTTGGAGCTGCGATGAAGAATAAACAGGAAGCCCGATTAAGGGATATGTCCCCTAGAGATGAGCTTGATATATTAATCAGGGAGGCTACTGTCAGTGTTGAAACCGACTTGGCCCTTGAGGATGAGGGCTGGATAAATTTAAGCGGGGCAACTGGCGAGGTCATAACGGCGTCAGAACGCATATCAAACCTTAAGTTATCCCGGCTCTATGCGCTTAAAGACCCGATGGGGAAGCAAGCTACAAGGCTCTGGACTGATTATACCTTCGGGCCTGGTATGACATGGCAGGCTGAAGATGAAGGGGTTACGAAGGCGCTTGAATCTTTTTGGGGTTCGAAGGCCAACCAGTTTATTTTATCGGCTAGGGGACAGCGGAAGTCCTCAGATAAGTTATTGATAGATGGGGAGGTATTCTTTGCTATCTTCCTTGGCGCTAACGGCACGGCTACAATCAGGCACATAGACCCTTTAGAGATAACCGAGATAATTGCCAACCCGGAAGACAAGGAAGATGTAAGGTACTATAAGAGGGAATGGGCAGACGCCCAATCCAAACCCCATAAAGCCTTTTACCGTTCCACAACCAATATAAAAGATAAATCTGCCCCAGATGCAATGGGGAATAATGTCACTAAGACAGATGACGCCTTAATCTACCACCTGACATATAACACCATCACCCAGAGGGGTAATCCGTTACTCTTACCAGCTCTTATCTGGATGAAGTATAATACTAAATTCCTCGCCTCACGGATAGCTGTTATGCTAGCCCTAGCGAAGTTTGCTTGGAGGTCAAAGGTAAAGGGCGGGCAGACAGTCGTTGACGCAATCAAGGCCAAGACCCACGATCAGGATATAGCCGCTGGTTCTCATCTGGTTGAGAACTTGGGGTCAGATACCACTCCTATTAAGGCGGAGACAGGCGCTCAGGGGGCTTATCAGGATGGGAGGATGATTAAGCTGCAGATAGCGGCTGCAGTTGGCATCCCGGAGCAGTATTTCGGGGACATATCAATAGGAAATCTTGCCACAGCCAAGACCGTAGAATTGCCAATGATGAAGATGTTCCAATCCTATCAGAAGGTGTGGGATGATACCTACCAGGATATAGATGAGGTTATCCTTGAGCATAATAATATCTCTCCTGATAAGTGGTATGTTGATAGGGACTTCCCCGCAATAGCGCCGGCTGATGTGGCGCAGGCTGCGCAGGCGATTGTTCAGATACTCCAGGTTATGCCGGCGCTTGCCGATTCAGATGATGTTAAGCAGGTGGCTCTAATGGCTCTGGGGGTGAACGACCCCGCAGAGGTTATTGACCAGCTATCTAAGGAAACTAAGACTAACCCTGAAGCTGCGCTTACTAGAGTGCTCAAGCAATTCAGGGAGTCATTAAATATAAAGGAGCAGTAAATGACCGTAGTAACAGCAGACAAGGTTGAGGAACTCCACCAGAAGTTATCCGATCGCTTGATGATGGTTAAGCTAGGGGATGCAGGGCGGGTACTCTACTTTGATTCAGAACAACAAGCATTCATCTTAGCCATGCACACTATGAGTCCAGAGAAGACAGAGGCAGCAAGTAGTTTAGCCTGGGATAGTATACCTGAAGACTTAAAAATGGAATTGCGGGAAGCCAATTTAGGCTTCGCTGGTAAACAAGTGTAAAAGGAGCGGTAAATGAAAAAGGGGACAGCAACCAAGGGGAGGAAACCTTTAACCAAGAGAATAGTTAAGCCGAGTGTATGCCAATTCTGCGGGGGCAAGGGCTTTATCGAACTTGATAAGATCGGGTTGATAATCACGCCCTGCTACAATTGCGAGAAGGGGATAGCCAAAGCGAGGGAAATCGGCATACCCGAGGATAGAATCGTAAAGGGAATAGCGGATGCAAAAGATAGCGGGACCGAACCCATTGATAGCGGAACTAGATAGCCTGATAGCACTTATCGAGGCGCAGATACCGGCGAACCCCCGGGATCCTAAAAACCTGAAGCTGGCTGATTCCTTTGAGCGGGAAATGCGGGCATATTTCAAATCCTTATCTGATGCTTTCCCTTATAAGAAACTTGATACTCTTTACAATAGATATCAGGAATCTCTCGGGAGTGAAACGGATAATATGTTGAATCCTATGCTCCGTGTTGTAACGGATGCCATAATCTCCAAATTAAGTGGGCGACTCTCTATGATTTACATAGTAGGCTCTGCTCAGATGATGGAATGGGGCGGAGTCCCTTATGAAGGCCCACCGACAAAACAGGCTGTAGAATTTGCCTCTAAACGTGCCGGGCAGCTTATTAAGACTATGAACCAGGAAACTAAGTCCAGACTGGCCCAGGTTATTAGTAATGGGATTAAACGCAAGAGGGGGATACCGGGCTTAACCTCCGACCTCCGCAAAGAATTTACAGATATGTCCAGATATAGAGCACAGGTGATAGCCCGTAATGAGACTTCAACTGCTTTAGGTCAGGCATTTGTAGACCGGGGCAGGGACTTGGAGATAGAGGCTAAAGAATGGGTTACAGCGGGGGATGATAGGGTGAGCGACCTGTGCCGAAGTAATGAGGCGGCAGGAGTTATTGAGTTTGAGAAGCCTTTCCCTTCGGGACACATGACAGTGCCGGGTCATGTGCAGTGCCGGTGCGCCTGTGCCCCTGCGAGGTTAAAGTGATTTCGTGTTCAGATATAGGAGGTAATTATGCCTTATCAATCAGTAAGTGAACTACCACCTCCGGTTAAAGACAATCTCCCAACCGAAGCTGAAAAAATTTTTATGAAAGCCTATAACTCCGCATGGGAGCAACACGGCAAAGAAAAGGATGCCGAGATAACCTGTAATTCTATAGCCTGGGCTGCTGTCAAGAGAGGCTACAAGAAGAATGCTGAGGGTAAATGGGTGGCAAAAGAGGCTATCCATCCTCACGGGGAACACATCTGTATTTGTCCTGAATGCGACAAGGAAATAACTGTCGCCGAAGATATTAAATGTAATACCCAGTCTTGCCCTGAATGTGGGACTAGAATGAGGGCTAAAGAGACTGGGGAACGGAGGGAACCTATGGCTACAAAAGAAGCCGAATTGAGTGATGAGAATAAAAGGAACTTTCTTCAAACAGCACTATCTGATGAATACAAACTGAACAATCCAACTCCTATACCGAGCGGGGTTTGGATTGAGGATATCTTTGAGGATTACCTGATTTACCGGGTGAATGATCAGCTATATAAGGCGAACTATGAATTAGGGGAGGATGGTTCCGCTACTTTTGGTGACCCGGAAAAGGTTGTTTCTAAGAAAGTCTACGAGCCTCTGGAAGCCCTTAGAGTTATCTATTCCGAACTCTTGCAGGAAACTGGCAAGCGTAATGCTTCCCTGGATTCAGCCCGGATAAAGAAAATCGTTGAACTCTGCCAGGAACTTCTAAGCTCTGAAGAATCTGAAGAGAAGAAAACTAAGGAAGCTCTTAAAGAAGCTAAATCTGTTTTGAAGTGGATACAGGAACAAGCTGCTATGAAAACTGAGGATGGCGTGAAGTTCCCTGCGGCTGCCTTTGCCTATGTACCCGATGCCGAAAAACCCTCAACATGGAAATTGAGGCTCTGGGAAGACCCCGAGGATAAGGTTACCCGGGCACAGCTGGGCAGGGCAGCCGCAGCCCTAAGCCCCGGCGGATTCAGGGGGCAGAAGGTACAGATACCCTCCAGTGACCTGTCAGCAGTTAAACGGAAGATAAGGGCGGAGTATCGTAAATTAGATGTCGAGGATGAGGATATACCGAGGTGGGTTAAGGAAGTTGAGACGCGAGAACCGATTTTGGATTATATGCCCCTTACTGAGGCCAAATTCGACAAGGGGCGAGCCACTGTAATCGTTATTAAGGCTGGGTTCAATGCTACCGAAGATAGATATTACCCAGCCGATATGTTGAAACGGGATTATAAAGTATTTGAAGGCATGAAGATGTATGCCGACCACCCAACAGAGGAAGAAGATAAAGCTCGTCCGGAGAGGTCGATAACTGGTTGCCTGCCGGTCAGTTGACTTTGTAACTGAGCCAGGCGCCGGTGGGGTTGTCACGCTCTATGAATCAGACAGGGATCGTGATATTGACCTGATAGAGCTGGCTACATTTAAGGAGCATCGCCCTGATTTAGTCAAGGCTATTGAGTCTGCTGTCAGGGCAGAAATAACCAAGGAGGTAAAGAAAGCCGTGGAGAATGAGGAGAAAATCAAGGAACTCGAAGGTCAGATTGAAACACTGACCACGGAGAGGGATACTCTCAAGGAAGCTGCCGAGAAAGCAGAGAAGGATAAGGCAAAAGCCGAAGCACAAGCCACTATTAAGGAGGCTGTCGATAAGGCTGAGCTACCCGATGCTGCTAAAGAGCGGCTTATTGAGAGGTTCAAGGATGTTGAGTCTGCCGATGGTATAGCAGAGGCGATACAGTCCGAGGTGGATTATATCGCCAAATTAGCCGAGGCAGGTAAGGTGAAGGGCATGGGGGAGACTAAGGTCGACCCCGAGAAGACCAAGGAAGCCCTTAGAGAGTCCATAAAGAAAGCGCACCCGGAATATACGGAAGAACAGGTTGAGACCTTTATCACCGGGCGCTAGGCAAACAAAAAATTAACTAGGAGGTAAAACACAATGTGTGGAGTTTATCCAGATGCGGATGTAATGACTGCAGGAGAAGAAATTTCATCTACCTATGAGGGTAGACATGTCACTTTACTAGCCAGTGAGTTGACCCATGCTGGTGCAGTAGTTACTAAAGGGTTACCCGTTGTCTTTGGTGATGTTGTTGGTATTGCACTAAAGACAGAAGTGGCAGGAACTGATTTGATTGCCGTAGATACCGAGGGGATATGGGTTGTTGATGTTTATGCGCAGGATATTGATGGTGGGAGTGCAGTGGTACCGGGCGATAGACTGTTTATTCAGACAGCAACCTGTATCGTGAGTAAGATAGAGTATACTCCCGGATACTTACCTTTCGGTTACGCATTAGGGTCAGTTGGTTCTGGCGATACGGAAACCATCGCTGTTAAGGTTCACCAAGACCCCGCTGGGGAGAATGTAATAGGAGGCGTTACCTACTTCGGTGCCATCAACGTTGGTGGTGCGGCTACTTTGGGCGGCGGCGCATCAGTCGCAGGGACTACTACTCTCCAAACAGTTATTGTTGCTAGTTCTATAGCCATTGCTGCAGGTGGAACCTGTACTTTGCCGCAGACTACCGATGCGACCCAATTACCTGCAGCAGACCCGAGCGTGGCAGGGGAACTCTGGTGTGATGCCGGTGTAGTAACCCGTTCGGCAGGTTAAATCTAGTAAAAAAGGGGAATCAAATGGGTTTAGTTAGGGATAAGCTTGTTCAGCGACAGCAACAGGTGACAGTGAAAATCGGTACCCTTTCATATCAAGCACTAAAACTACTTGATGAGATAAAAGGACTAGAGAGAGAATTTGCTTCCCTTGATACTACACGCAAAGACCTTGATGCTGAGGAAGCTATTGCAAAAGCCCAAGACCCGAAGCCTAGATCCAAAGCTAAAAAGGAAGCTAAGGCAACCTAAAGGCGAATAGGACAAGGCAATTACCCCAACCCTGCAATAAGCAGGGTTTTTTGTTACCCAAAAATAAACACAGGAGGAAATCCATGGAACTTATGAAATTGATGGAAGACTGGAAGGGATATACTACCCTTTCAGAAGTGGGTAGGGGAGAGGGATATGAGCAGAAGCTAAAGGAGACTATCGACCTGCTCAGTAATGCCAATAACCTACCACCCCATAAACACGAATACCTACTCCGGGAAGCAATCACAACCTCAGACTTCCCCTACCTGTTTGGTGATGTCCTTGATAGGCAGGTCTTGGCATCCTATAAGGCTGTTGAC